TCCGCTTTTCTACGTCAACAAGGGTATCCTCTCGGGCCTTTCAGTGTATTACGGGCCGTAATGGCCCATCGTAAACACTTTTTCCTTTTGGATTGCAACGCACAAATTCAACATACTTGTTACTATTATCTTCTATGACACCAACAGGCTCAAAGCCTAGCCACACTGCCCAGTCCAACATAAACTCATAATCAGAGAGCAATGTCATGGTCATCATGTGCTGTGTCTTATCAAAGAAATCTATTAAAAACCTTGAACCTCTAACCGCAGCAATGGTCTGTTCCTTTACTTTATTGGAGAACATAGCAAACATCTGAGGTATTTCTTGGTCCTCATTGTACCAAAGGCCACCAATAGCTAAGAATGACTCGCCTTCTTTTCTAGCAAGATAGCACTCAGAAGATTCGTACATCTCATGCATGGCTTGATGAAGATCATTGTGACCAAGCAGAATTAGCTCCCGCTTGTTCTCTTGAGTCAGGTTTTCAACCACCTCATCAATGTGGTCTAAAGTAAAAGGGGTCAGATAATACTGGCCCCTTTGAATTATTTTAACCTCTGTAGAGTTGCTGGAATCCATCTTCGACCTGTTTAACGAAGTGGGGATCACGTTTCGCGGGGTTGAAGTATCGCTCATCTTGCATCATCTCCCTAAGTGATTGCTCTGTTACACCACTTGTAGGCTGTGCAGCCCCAGCAAATGATCCATCCTTCATTGCTTCCATTACTGCTTCCAGTGCAATGATGCCTTCATGGCTTTCGCACATGCGCTCAATCGCTGGCAGTGCATCGCTTGGAAAGAACTTATTGGCAAACATAGATGCAGCTTGAATACGATCATTGGCATTGTCGCCCAGCTTTGCTGACTCAGCCTCTAAGTCTGGCTGAGAACCATTGATAGCTTCGGCATACATCTCAATGCCTTTCTGAAACTCTTCTTGGCTATAGCCATTCTCAAATGAATGCTCAGACCACCACTTGAGTAATTCGTTATCAACAGCCATGTCCTCGTCAACAACGTCTGGCAATTGATAGTCGCCAGCAGTTTCGGGCCTGTCACCGAAAGCTTCTGCTTGTATTTCTTCCAGAAGTTTATTGCGTATATCTTCCTCTTTGCCACCCAGCTTTGACTCAAGTTCTTTATACGCTTTGGCTAAATCTTCGCCTGTGTTGTACTTCTCAGGTAGCCATTCTGGGCGCTCTGGAGCTTCTGCTTGCTGAACATCTGCTTCCGTTACAAAGTCACGGCCATCAGCTTGTGCTGCTTCTATTGCTGCTTCTTCACTCATTTATTCTTACTCCTATGTGAATGTGCAATGCGCTGCTCTATCAAGCCAACAATATAGCGCTGACCTTCCAGATGTCGCAGTTCTTCTGTAGTCACATTAGGGCCATTTACCAATTCTATAGTAATAGAACGCAAATAGCGTAAGACCTCTTTGCCCGCAGGGCTTTCAAAGATCTGGGCGATGTTATGGCTTACCTCGGCATCCTTGTCTGATGCTCGCTGTATTCCATCAATTCCAATGTTAACCTTGTTCGGCAATCATTTGTCCTTGCTGTTGCTGCGCCATTTGCTGCGCTAATGCAGCTATTTGTCTACGCTGTTCTTCGTCACGAATCAAGCTCTCTGGCACACCAAATTTCTTAGCAAGGTGAATTGCTGTTTGTTCACCGTCAATTAGAAGCTGCAACATCTCAGGGCCAAAGGCTCCACCAACCAACTCAAGGAACCTAGCAACGCTAGAAATGTCCTGATTTGCTTGGGCTTGAGCAAGCGGAGATACAGAACGCACTTTAACTTCTCTACCGTTTACTGTAGGAACTTCTACGCGGCCCTGCTTCTTCAAGATGTATATTACACGCTGAAGTACGGGCTGCACGAGTTCAGCTTGTAACCTTCCGAATGCAGATCCCATACGACGAGATAGGTCAGCCATACGTTCGGCTACTTCTGTTGCTGTTGCTGGCGTTTTATTAGGATCACCAAGCATATCATTGTACAATGCGCGCTTAATATTCAGACGCATATCGCTTAATACTAACTGTGCTACATCAAAACGACCTGCTGCTTGTAAAGGCTGTAGTCCTTGGCTACCCATAGCTTTCGGTATGATTGAGCCGGGCACTAATTGAATCGTGTCAGGGTTGATTACGCCATCATCTTCCATCTGATAGATGCCAGAGATAGCCATCTGAGCATTCTCAAGTATAAGCTCGATGGTCAGATTGGTTGTCTTAATGGCAGACAGGGCATTGATAAGCGGCCCACGACCATAGATCTCACCCGCACACTTAGACCAACGGAAGCAAACAAAAGGATTTGATCCAAGTCCATTCATCTGCTTCTTACTCAGACAGGTATTAGTTGTCATACAGATTGCGTAACTCAAGTAAGCTTCTTGGTTTTTCTTAGAGTAGTCGCGGCATACAACCTCAAGAACCGTAGTCTCTCTATCTTGACCCATCATAGATGTAACCTTGGGATGAAAAACTCCATTAGGATACATCATCTCTAAGTGGTCAAACTTAACCTTCTTACGCTCACGGTAAACGTGGTCAATTTTATCGTCGGGGCCAGTATCTAGTACAAGATGAGGAAGCGGTATCGCAGAGAAGATTACTGGGTTGATTGAATCGCCCTCTTCCACGCACAGGACACCAGTCCCGACAGCCAAGTCCATGAATGACTCATGCACTTCTTGGCTAAAGTTAGAGTTCTGTAGAACCTCAAACACATATTCTGTGACTTCATCTAGCTCATTATCAACGGCTTCACGCTGATCTGGCGGCACTTCACTGCCTGACATAAGGTCTGCCCAACGCGCAAAGTTAGGAACAATCCCTGACTGTAGGCGACTGGCGAACTCTTGAACACCAACCACAGCAGTTTCATCAAATATCTTTTCGTCTCGACGCTGCCCTCTTTCCTCATAGTAAAAAGACTCACGTTGAGGAAGCGCATACTCATAGCACTCCTCGAACAGCGGAACCCAATTCTCTCTTAGAGCTTTGGCTTTTTGGTACGACTTGATGTACTGCTTTGCGATTGGATCTTCAGCCATTAGTCAAACCTACCTAAGAACCCTGCTGATGGTGCTCTAAACAAAGAACGTCTTCCTCGACCGCCGCGCATACCAGCACGAGCAGTACGACCCTCTAATGCTTCAGAAATGTCTTCACGTTTTTGTGAAGCGCGCTTCTCTACTTCTTCGCGCTTTGCAATATCAGCTTCGACACGTTGCTCTGCCGCTGCTTCTTTCTCTTTCCTACTAGGGCCACCGCCGAAACACATGGTAATCTCCTTTGTTTTCCCTTCGTAAGCACAGAAGAGATCAAAACTCAATGCACAAACTACATCCTAGACCAGAAGCTAGGCTTGTTCCTTTGCTTTGGGCCACGGTTAAATACATCAAAGTTACGCTTGGCAATGACTGGTCTGGCTGGTTTCTGAGAGTTCATCAAGGCTCTGCCCTCTCCAGCACCTAAGAATAAATACTGAGCCGCATCATGAACGTGGCTAAACATATTCTTATCTGGCTTATCTGCGTATCTCTCGCCGCTAACCTCCATGCGCTTATACGCATAGCCACCTTCAAACCCCTTAATTAACTGGGGGCATCGTCTGTCTATTAGTAGTGCTGGCTTACCTTCAACCATCTTCGTCAACTGGGAGGATACCGACTCTAGTCGGAGGTCAACAGAGTTGGAAGGCGCAGGAAACGCCTTCAAGCCAGCACCGCGCAGAATATGAAAAGGAGTCGATTCATCAGTCTGCGCTCTAAAGTCACCCGCAGGATCACCATAGATAATTACCTCAGAGGCCGCTGCAAACCTTGTAGATAATTCATTTCTTAGAACCTCTGCAAAACGCACGATCCCCATGTCTATTGCGACTATCTCTGATTGCAGAAACCATCTGCCCCTTACTTTTTGACCAAAGACCGCAGCAGGAGTTAGTCCAAAATCCACACCAACATAAACTGGCATGTTTGCAGCAACGGGTATTTCTTCTTCTGCTATGTGAACTTCTGATGCAAACATTGGATATACAGGCTTTCCGTCTTGGATATGACCCAGCTGATTCATCACATACACATCTATCCATGATTTAGTCTTACCCCTGATAAGGTTTGGGTAATAACTCTTAAGCATGTTCTTTGTGTTCTCAGCCTTTGGGTTTGGATCATAGTCTTCTATTTCTCCATCTTGGTTCTTCCTCTCAACCATACCAGAGGGCTGGGTATAGAAAGACCAGTTGTCTGGTTTAACCAGCATCTTAGCCTGCTCACGCGGTATATGATCTGGGATTGGTACTTCGCCAGACATAATGGGCCACCAATGATCTTCCTCAGGGGCGTTGGTATCGGCAATAACGCCAGTCCAAGAAGGACCGCCATCACGCATAGAAGGATAACGACCAACACGCATCGTACAGGCATCAATAATGCTCTTAGCAACTTCCCGCGCTTCGTTAATCCAGATGCCTGTGAGTTCCAAAGAAAGGAGTTTCTTAACGTCTTCGGGCCTATCAAGAGCCAAGAAAAGAACCTCAAGATCTATGTCTCCCTTTTGAATGCGGTGAGTGTATGGCACTGACCAAGTAAACTTGCCCCAGTCTTTTTCCGGAAACCAGTCTAGCCAAGTCTTGATAGTAGTAGTTCTAAGTTGGGGATTGGTATTACGAATAATAGCCCAGCGGCTTTTGCGTATTCCATCTGGGCTTTTCTTCTGTTGTATAGCGCGGCGAAAGACTTCTACGCAGCAGCCAACAGACTTACCAGAACCAACTGGGCCTCTTATGCCACGAAAGAAGGTATCATCCTTCATAAAGGTTTTGAGTACATCGCCATCAGGCTTGTACTTAAAATCTATCATCTATAACCTTTATCGACTCCAAATCGGATCATGTCTTCCACCACTTCTGGCGCAATGCTTTCAATCAGCTTATCGCAAGCTGCGTCACTAACCAAGTGACTACTCTCGCCAAACTTATCAACAACATAAGCAAGATGTACTTTGCGAACAATGCCGCGAAGAAGATCTAAGTCTTGGCGTTTAATCGTACTAATAAAGCTCATTTCTTTTTAGCAGTCGCTTTGCGCTTGGGCTTTGATTTAGTCACAGGCTTTGGCTCTGGTGCTGATCCCAAAATAAGGCGACGAGAATCAGCAGTGCGCGTTGCACCAGTGTAAGTTACGCCACCAATCTGATGTGTAGGCCCGTCATAAGCCTCACCACTATTTGCAATAATCCAAGTCATGTTCTGTACTTCCTTACTTTCCTAGCAATTGCTTTCGGTTGAGCCACAAATTGCTTACCCGCAGCCTTACCCTTTCGTTTAGCTCTGGTTGTAGCTGCATATTCAGCATCACTAAGAGCAGCGATAGCCTTACTAGGAAGATAACGCTCACCAGTCTCACTAGACTTCTTGCCAGACTTGGTGCGCCACTTCTGCTTGCCCCAGTTAAGCAGCGATTTTTGCGATGCTCTCATGCTCTAACCAAATATCTCCACGGCCAAGGTCATCAACCTTGCAAGTAAATTTAATGCTTCGTAACTGAAGCTCATCAATAATATCAAGCATCATGCTTACACTAAAAAATTCAATCTTCATTTATATCCTCCACCAGCAGCCTTGTATCTCTTAGCAAGCAACTGCGCTTTACGTGCTGACCACTTGCCAGCAGCAGTGCCTTGAACATTAGCAGCCTTTATTCTCTGAAACAAAGACTTCCGCATTTTGGGTTTGGTATAGTTACCAGCAGCATTAACAGCCATACCTAATCCTTATTCATATATTCTTCTAATTCTTCAACTCGCTTTAGCAAAGAATAATGCCGACCGCTTAGTGTACGCTGTCCGCGCTTGGCCATCTCGCGTTCATCCTGCATCTGGTCTTCACTCTTGTAAAGACCTTGCACCTTGCGCTTAAATTTTTTCAGCAGCGTATTGCTCTTCTTAGCCTCAACCTTATCAAGCTCACGACTTAACTTGTCATACCGCTCTCGGTCTTGCCTATCCATTCTTTTTCTTCTTCATCTTAGCGGCCATAATCCGCTTCTTTAAACCCTCAGGCAAAGTCTTCTGACTGCCAGTCAATAAAGACTTCTTAGGGCGACCAACCTTAGATCCGTAAGTTCCTTTTCCCTGTGGCATTATTCACTCCTCATAAGGCGAACTAAACTCTTACCAGCATTCTTATAAACACTAATCATGCCGCCGCCACTACCGCGAGACTTTAACCTCTTAATAATAGAACGCACCTTAGATTTATCAGCCTTCATTTCCTTAACGGCTTTATCATTGCCAGACTTTTCAAAAGACTTAATGCTTCTATCAAGAGACTTATTGTGCTTTTCAGCCATAGAAATAAGCTTGTCTTTAACCTTTCTAGGATCACCCGTAGGATTAGAAATGGCCTTTAATTTATCCATAGCTTCTGACATTAGTATTTCCCCATATCAAGCAAAGAACGCTGTTGCATTCCGCGGCGCATCTTCGGAACATCGCTAAGAACTTGCTCCTCGCGTTTCTTCTTTGTCATGCTAAGAGAAGGAAGTGGCCCAAACTCAGGCTTCTTCTCTTGATAAATCTGTTCGGCACTCTTGCCACCACCACCAAAACACATCAGCTTTTCTTATGCCTCCTAGCAAAATTACGAGCCGCTTCCACAGAACCAAAGCCCCACTTCTTCAAAGCCAACGCCTTTCTAGTAGGACGGCCCTTCTCATCCTTCATCGGACCCTTCATTCCAGCAAACCGAGCAGCAAAAGAAACACGACGAGGATTAGTACCAGTCTTCAACTGACGCTTTAAATTAGCGCCCTCCTTCCGCTTAAAATAAGCACGACCAGCAGCAGTCAATCCACCAGTCTTACTTTTGTGCTCTTTTCGCATATCCACCACTCTTCATTGCAACCTTGGCCCTCTCAGTACTAGCACGAGGCGGCTGCTTCTCAGCCTGCTTGCCATACTTCCTTAACGCACTTCTCATCGGCCAGTGTCATTCTCTCTCAAAGTACAAGTCGCTGTGCCACTCGTGTAATTCCCAGTCGCAATCCCAACCCGATACTGAGCACCAACTGGCTCATAACCAGCAGTCTCAATAGCACCAGTGAAATCATCAACATCAGCCCAAGTACTCCCAGCGTCAAAACTACGCTGTACAGTAACAGTACCCACAAACGTCCCAGCAATGCTAAGAGAAAAATCACCGCGCAATGATAACGCATCGCTAAACGTATCCTCAGCACCAACAGCCTTAGTCACTACATCCATCTCAATCTCCTTTTTACAAAGACCCTATAACAAAAAAAACAAAACTGACAATGCACAAACCTTTAGGGCTAATAATGTGTGTGGTGGACTATTACAGTAACTGACTAGCTAACTTTTCCCCCTACCCCCACTGTCACACCATAGCCAGCAACGAATTACCCTAGATCTATGCTTACCTTGATGTCACCAGCCACCTGTACTTGGCTTCTATCTATAGGCTTGTAGCCAGCACGATCCAACAAATCCTTACTAGCTTCAAGCTGAACATACTCAGACTTAGCACTCATAGCTAAGCGGCGTACTGTACCAGCAGCCAATGTAGCACTAAGTCCAAACTCCTCATTCATCCGTTGTGCTAAGTACTGCTGCACATGAGCAAGCTTCATAGTCTTGGTTGCAGTTACTCTTCCAGACTCACCAGCAGCATAGCCAGCTTCTTCAGCGGCTTGAGCTATCGTACATCCTTTTGCTACAATGGTGTCTACGAGCGCAGTCTGTTTATCAGTTAGCTTCTTAGCAGGAACCACACTACAATCCTTTCTTCTAAGCTGACGACTAACATATAGCTAACTGCTGTCGTCTGTGTTTAGCTAAACTCAGTAAGCTATCATAAAGAAGGATTGTTTATACATTGGGGCTTATTTCTCATTCGCTAGCCCCCCTCTCCCTCTCTCCCCCCACGCTAACACTATTTCCTATGTGGCTGTCAATAGTGACGTTACGTAACTATACTAATTACCTTACGTCACACTGCATTTCACCAGTTGACAGACTATTACATACTACATGGCTAGCATCAGTTTTGCTCGTAAGATAATGCGTCATAGCGCCATTCTCCTATGAGTGGGGGCTCGTGCCACCCCGCACACGCCTGATCCAAATCCTTCAAGGCAAAACAGTTCGCAATGACGAATCCTTTCTTAGCTCTGGTCATTGTGCTTGTGGCAATGCTGGCAATCGGTAACTGGCTGCGCCTTGTGGGGATTCTATGCGAACTGCAAGCACGACTCCTTGAGTCGCGTTTTGCCATGAGGATGTTGGGCCGTGTTGCGGGGATGTCCCTCGCACCACATCATAGGAGAACTAGCAAATGACTAAGACATTATCACAACTCGCAAAACTGAAACTAGAGGTTATCAACTATCATAACCACGACATCTCTAACCCTGATGCCAAAACAGGTGGCACCGCTGTCAACGACAAGTTCCTTGTCGGACTGGCACGCGATGCTTGCTATACCTCACACAACAGCTTGAACTTCAAGCGCAAGCAAATTGCTGATGCACTCGGTGACTACGACACAGCAGTCGAAGCTAAGAACATCAGTGATATTGAGCGCACTCAACGCTGGATTGATCGTCTCTGCCCAGAACTTGATGAGTTGCAGACACGTCATGACGCTGACCTTGAGGTCTACAAGCACATCACATGCGGTGAAACATGGCTTCCTAATACACGCCCAACCGCAGCGCCCAAGGCGCGTAACTTCAACGATCTTAGAAAGCGGGTGGCCTAGTGCCCCCGTTACTACTTGATCTCATCGCAGCAGTGTCGCTCTTCGCGGCACTGTTTCTATGCTTATCATTGCTAACTTAGGAGACAGCATGCTCAAGACAGTTTGGATTGCTTTCGTTGCATTCTCTTCGCCAGAAGAATGCGACCGTTACGTCGAGGTTAACTCGGATCTAATTCATGGCGAAATACAATGCGTCACTCACAAGCACGAGGTGCCGCAAGTGAAACCAAAACAAAAACCGAAAAAGGATTAAAAATGAAAGAACAAATTTTAGAATTTGTGCGCGATCATTGGCAACGCTTTGGCGCTTACCCCTTGGAAGTAGAAACTGAAAATGAAATCCTAACTTGGGATCAATACTGGTCTTATATTACTGAGGATGAATTAGAAAGTGACGCAACGTAACTAATGACTTTAACTATTGTCACTGCAATAATGCAGGACATAACCAACGGAGAACTAACATGAGACTTAACTATATTGATTATGCAGACCTGCCTTTGTCTGTAATGTTTGTCAAAGGTGACATCGAAGCAATCCATGAGTTTTTTCAAGATAACTCAAATGCAATTGATAACTGCAAACGACCACACGGAATGAGACAAATTGCAGATTGCTTTGCACAAATACATGCAAAACTAGAGGAGGTATAACATGAAACATTTCTCAATGAACGACTTCAACTTTCCAGTTGAACAACAACCAATCCATGACCAGCTTGGCAATATTATTGCTGGTCATCAAGCCGTTGTGCGTACCGACACCGATCAAGTGTTGGGCGTACACGGATCACGCTACAAGATTGTATCACACGATGATGTAGTCAACTCAGTACTCGACGGAGTAAAGTCAGCAGATCTATCAGACGATTATGAAGTCAGCGTTGATGTGCTTGAAGACGGTCGCAAGCTAAGAGGTGAGATACTATTTAATAATCTTACTGTTGAACCAGCAGTCGGTGACTACGTTAAGTTCCGAGTTAGCTTTTTCAATAGCTACGATGCGTCTTGGTCCTTCTCTCAGCAAGCCAATGGCTTACGGTTATGGTGCCTCAATGGTTGCACCACACCAGACACAGTGGCGCGCAGTAGATACAAGCACACTGCATCGATCAACGTCGAAGGTGCAGCAGCCAAGGTAATCAATGGCCTTGAGCATTTCAAATCACGCAAAGATGTTTGGCAAAGCTGGATGCACACCAAACTAGAGCAACCACAGATCGAAGACTTTTTTAAGAAGACTGTCTGCAAAGCATTCACACGCCAGCAGTCAGTCACCAAGACCAACGAAAAGCAACTAGAAAACTTGCTAAGTATTTGGAGTGATGAGCGCAGCAGCCTCGGCTCCAATAAGTGGGCGTTGTATAACTGCCTTACTTACTGGGCTACGCACACACAGGATCTACGCAAGCCTGAGATTGCTAAGTACAATCGTGAGCTACAGATTGCTAGCGCAATGAAATCAAAACAATGGATGGAGATGGCATAATGCGAATGAGTAAACAACACTATGAATTTATTGCAGACACGATTGGGCCAATGGTAGGTTGGCCCTCTCACCTACACTCAATAGCTGATGAGCTAGAAAAAACTAATCCACGTTTCAATCGTGAGAAGTTTCTGCAACGTGCAACCAAAGCTTGGGAGGACAACCATGACATACCAGATGTTGATGACCACATCCCTTATTGAATGCCCAGAGTGCTATGGTCATGGCACTCTGACTTACACTAGGTTTATTAGGCAAGGTTTCGATGTCGATGTAGGCCATGAAGAAGAATACAAAGACACTTGTTGGAACTGCAATGGTGACTGTGAGATTGAGGTAGAACCAGAGGATCTTGACAACGATGACTGACTTGCTGCATTAGTGCAGTATGAAGTCATATCTAAAATACTTACAAGACAGAGCAGACGAGACAAACATCTCGCTGCTCACCTCTTTCAAACGAGCAAGCGTACCAACATCAACTTACTATCGCTCAATTAATGGAGATACAGAACTAAGATATGATACCGCAGTGAAAGTAATTAATGCTATCGAAGAACTTCACTCGATACAACAAGCCCGTCAGCATACCGAAGGACTACGAGCTTCTGGTCAAGATGTTAACCGACGCTCGGTTAGAGCTAAGTTTAAGCCAAGAAGCATTAGCCCATAAGATTGGCTGTACTGTATCACTCATCCATAAGTGGGAAGCGCATAAGCGTTTGCCTTCTGGGTTCATGCTTATGTGCTGGTTGGATGCGTTAGAGTATGACATCGAAGTCAAAAAAAGGCAGCGCGATTGATTGTATTGCATGCCAAACAACAACCACTTGGTTCGTTGCAATACTTAAAAACAATGGCGCAGCTACTTACGAGAAGCATTGGTATGTCTGCCTTCATTGCTATGAGGAGGACAAATGGCAAACCGTAACAAGAACAAAGGAACTTACCACGAAAAGTGGTTCGTCGATTGGCTCACGAAAGCGGGTATCAAAGCGAAAAGGCAACCCCTCTCAGGCAGCTTGGGAGGAGAGTATTCAGGCGACATCAAGCTCGAACTCTTCGGACAAGAACTGGTGGGAGAAGTAAAGTATAGGGACAAGTCTAACTTCCCTAGCCCATTCACAGTATTAGATAAGCGAGACATTGCTTTCTATAAAAGACGGACGGGAAGTCCGCAAACATTAGTCATAATGACTGGTGAACAATTTTTAACCCTTATGGAGAACGCAAATGCCATACAACCAAAGCAAGATCGGATACCAACAGAATAGATCCAGTAAGCAAGCAGCTGACTTTAATAAAGATGGCAAGCTAACGATCCGTTACCAAGTCCTTGAGCTATTCAAAGAGCATGGTGAACTTACTAATGAGCAAGTCTCTCAGCTTCTTAATAGGCCAGAGATTTCAGTCCAACCCAGAATCAGTGAGCTAAAGAACGCAGGGATCATTCATGATTCAGGTAAGAAAGCTATGGGTAAGTGGGGAACGTCAATTACAATCTGGAGCTACGATGAAAAAGCCACAATCACTAGGTAATGCAGTAGCCAGCAGCGTCTGGGATGCACACATCAACAAAGCCACAAGCTCACCGCACTACGCTAGAGAATACAAGAAGTATAGTTATGTGCTCGATGAGTATGAGATTATGGCTAAACGCATCAAGAACGGTGAGCCTGTTGGTGAGAGCTATCTCAAAGGTAAGCAGAAAGAAAAGCTGCTTGAGCTAACTGATCTTACTCACGCTGACTTCAAAAAATACCTTGAGTAAGCTGCAAGTATGCAGTAATCTAACCCATATAATAAAAGGAGAACTCAATGGAACGTAAAGGTTTCATAGGCGGCAGCGACTGCGTAAAAATTATGAATGGCGACTGGCTTGAGCTATGGCAAATCAAGACTGGTCGCATAGAACCAGAAGACTTGTTTCGCAATATTGCAGTACAACTCGGCATCTGGACTGAAGACTTCAACCTAGAATGGTTTGAACTTGAACATGATTGCGTACTGTCCAATCATCAGCATGAATACAAACAAAAGATTGGCACTGTGCCAGCCAAAGGTATGATTGATGCAAAGTGGGGCGACTTCATAGTCGAGGCCAAGCACACTAATCCATATAAATCTATGGATGATGTCATCGAATATTACATGCCGCAGATACAACTATACTGTCATCTTGCTAAAGCAGACGGTGCTTACTTCTCAGTAATCTTTGGTAATAACAAATGGGAGTCAGCACATGTCTCGTACAACCACAAGTATTTCAATTCTATGTGGGCGGTGGTGTCAGATTTCTGGGGTTACGTTGTACGCGACGAAGAGCCGATTGGTATTCAAGCGCCAGACATCTCCATTGACAAGGTTGAGGTGGACAACATGGTCAAGCGGGACGCCAGCACAGACAACCAGTTTATCGACGCAGCAATTACCTACATCGGTGGGTACGAACAAAACCGCGTGTTTGAGAACGCAAAGAAAGATCTCAAAAACATGGTCGGTAGCAACGAACGAGAAGTTTACTGCGACTACCTTACAATCAAACGAGACAAGCGGGGATCACTCCGCATAACAAGGAGAACCAACAATGACTAATAACCTAGACATCTGGGACAAGCTGGCCTCTTCAGACCCCAAATATCTGAAGAAGGTCAGCTTCGGCAGCCGATCATTCACCGCCATTGATCCACAATACCAAGTCAAAAAGATGACTGAGCAGTTCGGGCCAGTCGGTGAAGGCTGGGGTTGGCACAACACAACAGAGATTGTGCCTGTGAGCAACGGAGACAGCGCTGTGTTAGCGCATGTTACTGTTTGGCATGGCACCCCAGCAAATTCATTTGGCCCCTTCACAGGGTGCCGTAAGTTCTTTGATGCAACTAAAGGTCGTATGGCTGAGGATGCACCGAAGATGGCTATCACTGATGGCCTAACCAAAGCACTGTCGCACATTGGCTGTGATGCTGACATCTTCTTAGGTAAGATGGATGGCAACAAGTACGATCAAGACAGTGGTAACAAGAGCAGTGGCTGGTAGTCACACAACACAGGAGCCAGAAGCATGGCAGAATATGACGATACAAACAGAGGCGCAGCCTTTACACCATTCCCAACACAGCAAATGATCTTGCAAGGTAAGGTCAACGTCGAGGGCGTAGATTCAAAAGTAGTTCTTGTCAAAGACCAGACCAAAGACGGTCGTGGTATTGTTGAGGTCTATCAGAAGATGGCCGTAATGTTTGACAACGATAAAAAAGGCAATGATGCAGCACCCGATTACTCTGGCCCAGTTGGAGCAAATGGAGCAACTCACAGCACAATGCGAATTGCTGGGTGGAGACGCATGAAAGATGGTAAACCTTATATGTCTTTTCAGATAAGCGACAAACAACAAGGTCAACAATCTGCATCTTCCCCATTGCAAGAAGATAGCATTCCGTTCTAAGCTAGGCTTAGTTCTCCGAGGAGCGTCCTGCCCTCCCTCACAACTGCCCCGCTTAATTAGGTTTCGCACTGTTTAAGTGGGGCTTTTTTTTACCCAAAGGAGTTCATCATGAGATTAAATCACAGAAGACTAAAGTATTTCAGACAAATCCAAAAAGTAAAACAATTAGAAATGGCTAGGAGTCTTGGCTTAGATCAATCATTGCTTTCTAAATATGAAAATGGAAAGGTTCCAAATCCATCTGCTGCAATAGTTAAAACAATGGCTAATTATTTAAACTGCGAAATGACAGATCTTCTCTTAGCAGAAACAGATTACGAGCAAGAAGAATTTACCGAAAAAGAATATAAACAAACAATTCCAAATCGAATTGATATTCATGTTTATTTTCATTGGGGAGAATAATCAATGGAAACATGGGAAGAAATGACACAACGTCACAAGCAAGAAAAACTACAGCTAGTAAAAGCATTGGCGCAATCTCGCTGCACTCAAACACAAGCAGCAAAAATACTTGACGTAAAACTATCTGGCCTCAATAATTTCATTCATCGCAACAACATATTCTGGCCTGTCGTAGAGCAAGGAAGAAAGCAATGAAGATACACCCCGCACATGAAGTAGAGTTAGATTTTCTCAAGCGAAGAGTTGATACGCTAATCGATGAAGAAAACAGAACTGATCCACACCCAAATGTAAAACAAGACCTATGGGCAGCACGTTCTGAACTAAACCAATTCGTAAACAAACTAAGAAAAGAGGGCTATCACATATGAATGAGAAACTACTAGCCGCAATGCTTGAGGACGCAAAGCAAGTTAATAAAAGAGCTAGAGAGAGAGACGGGCAAAGCCGATTTCTAAAACAAAACAATACTGATTATTATATGGGCGGCAAAGATGCCAAGCCAGAAACAAAAGAAATAATTAGACTAGCTTTAGAAGGCAAAGACAAAGACTCTATATGCAGACGCATGTCCTTCATGGGATACAGTCGCGCCTTAACTATAAAGACTTTATCTCGTCACTCAGATAAAATTAATAACGCTAAAGCATTAGCTCAAAGTGAGGGCCATCAATGAATGGCCTTCGACCCTGCTCTCTACGTCTATCAATGTAAGCATTCATAGCCTCTTCCATTGTGCCTTCCCACTTACGAATATCAGGTACATGCCAAGCTGCTCCCCAGCGTACAGCCACACCAGCAGCTTCGGCACCTTCCTTCATAGCATCAGCCAAATCGTCATACAGATTAAGCTCCCAAGAACCACGGCCCTCAATGTAAGCCATCAGATCAACAGCCAATCCATCTAAGTGCTTTGACTTCATGGTCTGACTAGCGCCCTTAGCTACTAATGCTTTCTGCATTTCTAAGGTACGCAAGCCTTGAATAACTCCGAAGTCTGTCTTCGTTGCTGTGATTGCAAACTTAACTACAGAAACCATGCGCTCATCTACGCCCTGCATTCTATCAAGGCTGCGCTGCGATAATTTAAAACTCATTTCTTTAACCCCTTCATGGTTCGTATACCAAAGCTTGCAGCAATAGAGGCATACATTCCCCACTGCACCCAGAGCGGTGTGGTTTCTAAGTTAGCAAAGCCAACAGCCATTACATCCTGCATAGAAGGAATAAAGTTCATGCAAAGAATAGCTACAAAAACTATAGTCCATAGCTCATCTTTCCAACTATCCTTCGATGCTTCGATAGCTGACTGCTCCCAGTCCATCTCACCAGTAGCTTGCTTGAGTTTGATCTCCGCATTAGCCTTCTGGACAGCAGCCTTACCGTCTAGGTAACTGGTTGCTAGCCCACCTAATGCACCTACAATCTGACCAATCATTTCTCAGACCCTACCCAAACTGCAAACGCACCAGTCATAGCGCCAGTAACAACACTAATCAAAGCACTCTGTTGTGTAGTTAAATCAGGCTGACTTAACGCCCACTCAATGCAGCGAATGTACATCAATGTCATAACCAACATCATCAAACGTGGCATAATCTTCCAAGCAAGTATCTTTTCCATAGCTATAGTCATATCTAAACCTCTATATTTATGTTCGTTCCCTGTGGTCTATCAGCAGTGGTCTTAGTGCCGAACCTATCATAACCCTTGCCTAAATCCAACTTCTGTTCTCTGAGGGCTTCTAGGTGAGTGTGGTTAGCCCTGTGTTCTTTAGCTACCCTCTGCTCTGCAAGGTGAGCCTCTATACGTTCACGAGTTTGTGATTGCTGGTGAATATCACTGCCAACATTGAAAGGTGAAGATCCAATGCCACTAACACCGTCAGCCATTACCACCACCCAGCGCCAAGGCCAGTCAACCATGTGCCGCCTACTATAATAGCAGCCAACATTATCAACAGCAGCACAACCAACATCGTTTCAAAGAAAGCAGCCTTGCGTTCTTGCTGCCGGTACAGCGTTTCTTCTCGCTCTTTCTTAATCTTGCGACGAAGCTCAACCATCTCGCGCCATGTTCCATAGCCAAACCTGTTATTCAGCATTTGCTGCAAGTCTTTTTCTTGCTCGGCCAGTTTTTTCTGGTGAATAATAATCTGCAACGCTTCCTGCTCTACAGATCCAGAAGCAAATAGCTTGGTAAAGATAGGCGGGTTTTTACGCTGTTGCTCCGCTCGGCCAAGATCTGCCGCAGCCCCGTACCATTTACCCAGTTGACCCGCTACATCTTCTAACTCACGGCCTGCATACACCAGCTTCTTAATCATATTGTAACTGGCTGTCGCTGTGGCGATAGCTGTCATTGGATCAATCATGCGTCCTTACCTACCTTGATGTAAGAAAAGCATGGAGCTTTATACGGCACACGAACTGTATATGGATAATACTTATAAATCCCAGAAGGGCACCGATATATGCAAGCAGTGTAAAGATGACCGTAAGTCATCACGCCCACCGCTATGCTGGTGAGCGCACAGATCATTAGCCGATCATGTTCATGCGGAGAAGCAACACAATAATAAAGCCAGATGTACCAATCATAATAGCTTCAAGGCGCTTCACGCGGTTAAACAAATCTTTGAACTGGATTTCCATTTCGGTTTTAATAGCCACGATGTCTTTCTCCAAACCATCGATGCGCGTGTGAGCCGATGATACTGTGCGCTTGTCCATTTATTTATTCCTCTTGAGCCGCCAGATGCGCAGCATAAGCAGCCTTAACCGCATCACTGAATACTGGAGTACAGATAGCAGATACGCCTGCATCCTCTGCTGAGAGATCAGCATCAGGCATTACCACATGACGGTGGAATGTACGGCTGATTTCTGTGCCATCCTCTGCAATGATGGTTGCTGTGCGAACCTGCACTACAGACCAATCACCTTTGTTGATGACTTCGATCTTGTCGTTGATAGTTGTTTTAGTAAGAGCCATGTTTACCTCCTATGGCTGGACTGTCCACGCACTAGGCGCATTAAACGTCTGTTGATCCTGCAAACTCAGAAAGAGTTTTCAAATGTTCGTATGCTTGAGCAATGAAGTTATCACCATCAAGATTTACTTGAAAGTTATAACGGCGTTCACCTGTAATCTTGTTGCTAGTAAATGAAACATAAGCAACAGCATTTTCTTTAGTTGCATTTACATTCGTGACTTTGATGTAAACAGTGTCCGAAAGATTTGCGTCAACTACACCACAAAGCCCGTTGTCATTGACAGAGACTTTGGTGTTGATAGAGATAGTTTTTTGAAGTGCCATTATTTTCTCCTTAGAGGTCTGCGCAAATAAATTCGACACCAAACAAATCATACTTTGCTCTGCCGATTTCTTTATCTGTGCTTGTTAATGTGAATTGCGGGTTTAATGTTACAGTGTTTACGTCAAACAAAGAAGCTCTTGCTACGGATTGAAATCCAGTCGTTAGCCCAACACTTGCACTTTCAGAAATCAAAGCCCCTGCCATATTGTTAAATGTTATTACTGTAGCTTTTATATATGCGTTGTCATCGTCAACATATATTGTCAAATAGCAAGTAGATTTATCAGAAATTGTTAAGCTGGAATCTAAAACAGTTTCAGAGCCTCCAACCATATAACAAAGAGACATTGTTGAAGCACTTACATTTCCTGGCACGGCAACTATTTTTAAATAAATTCCATCATTTGTTGTGTCAGAAAGTAATCCAACTTTAGCATCAAGACGTGGGTTCCAAGCTACTGGTGTGCCCGCACCAGAAAAACCATTGATTTGTTTTCTAAATCCAATTTTAAATTCTGGAAATTTAGAAATAGTGCAAGCCGTATTTGACAAAATAAGTTGCGATGTGGCTGTGGTTGCAACAGTGTTAGTCAGCAAAACAGAAGAACGGCGAGAAGAACCAACTGAAACAATATCTCCTGCTTGGCTCATTCCTGTAAGAGTGAACCGTGGATCTAAGCTATTAAAGCATGGATCAAGAATTTCTTTTTTTCCACGTTGAGCTTTTGACTCATCCAAAGAAGCAAGTGTTACTCCAGTTGATAAAACACGATATTTCTGAACATTTTCACCCCAACCATCATGAACAAAAATGTCTGGTTCAAGTGTTGACCATTTATCTGGGCCTATCAACTCATAGAAGCCATTGCCCCAATTAATCCCTGCTGCGTTTTTATGCCATCGAACAGTTCTATAGCCACCAGAATCCCAAAGGGTTGTATTGTTTATTCCAGCTAATTCAAAAGTACCAAGATTTGAGGTATTTGTTTGATAAGTACCATCAAAATAATTTCCAATCATTAAAGAGGGATCGTTAGCTACTCCATTACTTATGTAACGAACACCTCCGCAAATAAGATTTAAATTTCCAAATGTGTTTCCTTGGATATATGATCCACTGTTATCAACCTCAAGCAATATACACGCCTGTTGCACACCTTCAGCAACAACTGCTATATCGTGCATATTGTTATAAGCCATGTAGCTGCTATTCGTCATTTTAAAATGAATAGCAACACAATCTGCTAAATTCCCCACAATGGTTAATTTAGATAAATCAATGGCGTTCATCTGATAAGCACTGCCAGTGTTGCCATCAAGTTTAATTACGGTGGCAGTATGAGATGCATCTAATACAATAGATAAATTATTTAACTTAAAAGCTGTAGTTGAATTAATCAAAGAAACATTAGCATCTAAGTTAATTATTGTATTTCTTCCAGCCCCGAAAATTCTTTTATTGCCCAGAACGCCTAACTCTAATGTATCAGTAATACTATATGTGCCTTCTGGAATGTATATGTCACTTCCTTCTGCAATAGCAGTATTAAATGCTGTTGTGCTATCAGCAACTCCAGTTGGGTCAGCACCATAATCCAATACGTTTACTGGTGCGCCAGTTTTCATAGAGTTGGTAACTTTAGTCAGTGACATTTTTTATCTCCATCAAACGAAGTAAGTAATTGAACCTGATAAAACAGAACCATTAGTAACAGCACTTCCGTTTAGAGTGCCAAGAGCAGGGGTAAAAAATAATGCCCTTGCAATTCCAGAAAAAAATGAAACATGAGTTATAACAGAGTTTGAAGTGGTATTTCTTCCTATAGGCCCAACATAAATATAATTTGAACCCCCAACATCAGGAACAAAAGGAACACTTACACCTGTGTTTCCTCCTGTATTGGTGTTTGTATTTACATGCATAAAAAAGAAAACATTTACTTGACGACCTATTTTTGTATATCGCCCAAATTGCGATGTGTAGGTAACTGCTCCGCCTGTCATTCCCTCTAAAGCTGGAGTATAAGTCCCCTCTTCATAGTCATCGAACAGTTCACTTGTGCCAGTGCCAGAGGTGGCAGAGAAGTCGATGCCTTTGCCTGATGTGCCGATGACAAGGTTGCCAGACATAACCTCAACATTTCCAGCAGTAGTAATTTTTAATCTTCCAGTGTTATTGGACTTTAATTGTAATTCGTGATTGCTGTTAGTTCCTATGACGCCTCTGGCACTTTGGGCTTGCAGGTTTATTAATGCACCACTAATTCTTTCTACTTCTACCTCACCATTGCCAGCCTCTGTAACTTTTACTTTGCCGCCAAAGTCACCAGTACCAGTAACATCAAGATTGCCATCAACCTTAAGGTCTGAATTAACGTCAATATCCCCATCGAAAGTTAATTGCCCATCAATAGTGACATCGTTAAATGTTGGGTTGCGACCAAAAATACCGCCTTGTTGTTTGATTGTCATATCTTCACCTTATGTATCCGTTGCTATAGTTTTAACAGTTCCATCGCCAAACTTAACTTTTAAGTCTCCATCAGCACTATCAACATAAATAAATGCTTTGCCAGAAGCTGTAGCAGGAGCTGTTACTCCATCAACGATAGCCATCTCATTAAATGATCCCGTCATTGTCATTTTTGATAGGGAGTCATCCGTAAATTCTATCCCCTTCAAAGTGCCATTATCAGTATTATTGAAAAAACCAATTGACGTAGCCCAACCAACGCCGCCACCAAATCCTCCAGTGACATTATTTAGTGTGTAGCAATTTTGAACTCTACTACCAGAAATCGCAGTCGGCCAATACCATCCATACCCCTGACCACCTGTCTTGCCAGAAGTTGTGCCATTGAGAGCCATGCACCCAACAAACTGCCCTGTGCTAGATGACTCTAAGTTGTAACCATGATAGGTGCCGTTCTGGGTCGTTCCATCCACCCATGAGTTATCAACAGCCTGACAGCCTGTGAATTGAGTCCTTGAAACATTAGTAGACAGATCAAACCCATGCTGTGTATTCCTGCTAGATAAACAGCCGACAACATTACAGCTTTGTACTGTGTTGAAATCAAACCCAGACCCAGTATTGCTAATTGCAATGTTGCCGTCAAATGAGCAATTTATTACTGATATAATTGAGAACCCAGAATATGTTCCACCGACCCCGTTGCCTTCGGCAACATTATTTGAGAATACGCTATTGCGTACCACAAAGTCTGTGCCATCACTGGTTCCTTTTACTTCATATCCAAAAAAGTTGTTGCCCTCTGCAACATTTCCGTCAAGAACAGACTCAATAAATCCGTCATAAAAATCAAACCCATCACGGTCATTGTTTCTTGAGGTGTTCCCCAGAACCCTACTGCGTCGGGTTCCTTCAGCTATCTTAAATCCATCATTCTTACAATCTTTTGCATCGTTACCTTGAAGCAAAAGATATTGTGCTTTGTGGGCTATAAACCCTGTCGATTGAAAATTTCGTAAGATATTCCCTTCAGCAATATTGTGATCGTTATTGCCGTAAGACCCTGTATCATTATCAAAATGCAATCCATAATGTCCACCAATAATTTGGCAAAATCTAACTGAACATTCAGAGGCGTTTGTGAATGTAATGCCATTACAGTTAGCCCTCGTCTGAGCTAACTTAGTTGCATTTGCGGTGCCATCAATTCTTATGCCTCTGATATGAACATCACTAGCAGTAACACTAATTGCTGGGCGATTAATTGCTGAAGAAGTATAAATTAAATTTGCAATCTCTAGCCCATCCCCGATAATAGTTTTGTTTGTAGCAGAAATTAATATACCATATGAACCATTTTTATCCGTAATTTTATAATTACCTGCTGGGATTCGTATAACGTCTGAGGATGAATCAATCGCAGCTTGAATAGCATCTGTGTCATCCGTCACACCATCACCGACAGCACCAAAGTCTTTGACCGATACAGTCTCTTGCAGCTTGCTTGTCAGTGTACGATCCTGTGCGCCTGTGCCGCCTTGGTTGTAGGTCACGACATCAGGATCAGTTGTTAGCGAGGTAACAGCATTACCAACAATAAACTCAATTGCAGAGTTCAAAGGTGGGGCTTCTGAGAATGTCAGCGTAGAACCACTAATCGAGAACGTGTCTTTGTTTTGGTAAACACCATCGATGTAAACTTGGATGTTGTTTTTGGAGCCAGCCGCTTCTGTAGTGCTAAACGCAACTATAGTACCGTCACCAGTGTGGCTTGCTTTAGTATAGTTAGCTCCAAGAACGCTGCCTGTTAGTAAGTCGCCAGCAGCTTGCACTTGGATGTCGCCTTCAGTATCAAAGCTAAGAAGCTTGTCAGCGCGTGTAGCAGCGTCAGGAAGCAGCAAGTTAGCTGCCGCAGGGTCATAGTCGGTAATCCGAATAGACCGCTCTCCAAGGTCTTTATTATCAGCCGCAATAGCAGTTAGCGTATCTAGCTGTGTATTCAAAGCAGCGCGGTTAATATCTACGCCAGCAGTAAAGTCTGTAGTGCGCTCAATCGTAGTATCACGAGTGAAGATCACAGTCTTAGGACCAGTCACTGTGATAGTAACAGTCCCTGTGGAGCCAGCCCCACCAGTTACCGTGTAGTCAGTCGTAATAGTTTGCAGGGTGGTGTCGATATAAACATTAAGATCTGAGTCATCGAAGAACTCAAATGGCACAGCAAAAGATGTCTGCGTTACGCCAGCTGCAACTGAGTAGCTAATACGCGGATTGTTAGCGGAAATGTCTATTGTCATGGTTCACCTCTTTGTTCTCTTCTCACACAAAGAAGCGAAGAAGATCAATGCACAAATAATCTAGGACAAATCAATATCGCCCAAAACCAAGAGGAGCATCAAGCTCGCCCTCAATCATATTGGTAAATTCATTCATCTTACCTTTCCAAAACCACATTCTGGCAAAAGGTAAATTACGAATAACTTCTTTGGTGCCCTCACCAATATTGCCCGTAACTAAATCATAAGACCCACGAGCAAGATCAGTGGCAATGCTAGGGCCAGCGCCTAGTAAACCATTTGCGGCATCTAGTGCATCAGGTTTTTGAGGGAAGCGAGGCTGAAGAACACCGCCAGTTAGATTAGGCCCACCTAATGCTAAGCTAGTAGACATAGCTGTGTAGAACATATCAGAATACAAAGCAGTAACGCCTGAATAATCAAAGGATCTAGCAAGTTGATCTTGGAAACTCATCTCTACAAAGTCAGGCGTTTTGTATTGCAACACCATGTAGCCCAAGCCCATAGCTAAAGCTGTACCAATCCACTGGTTCTTTAGCTGTCCATGCCCGTATGCCGCTGTAATCTTGTTTACCGCAGCTAAACTGTAGCTGTAGAACTGAAACGGTAGACCAAGTAATCCGCTTTCAATGCGAGCGTATCCCTTAAACTCTCTGTCTTCTTTCATGCCAAACTTTTCAGCAACACGCATAGGAATGTAGGCAATACCGTCAGTAATTATTGGCTTATCTGCTGGTGTACCCATTAGGATTGTATTCATAATCCCAGAGCCAAGAGCATTGCGGAATGTACGCACAGTCTCAGGATCTACTCTTGCTTGTTTTTCTATCTCAGCAATAGCCAGATCATTTATTGCATTTTCATACGCAGCCTTGCTTTCTTTTCTTCTCATATCAAAGCCCATATCTTTGGGCCTGTTGAGTGAATGCATAATCTCATGCATCTTAATGAAAGTCACATAATCTTCTGGCGTATTGATGATACCTTTTTTAACAGGTTTAACGCCTTCAACTCGTGGGTTTTCCCAGCCGCGTTGTTCATACATTACATTCTTAATGTACTCTTCATCTATGTAAATCTTTTTCTCAGAGTCACGGTAGAATGCTGGCTTGTAGCGACCGCCCTTAGTAAACTCATCTGTTGGACCAGATATAACTTCAGCTTTAGTCGCAGGGAACTCAATGGTATTAGTCCATGCTTCTGTGTTTGCCATATACAAACCAGACTCAGACTTCTGCCAAGGTGCATTTGCAAGCTTCTTAGCATCTTCTAAGTCAATGTTGTAACGCAGCAGATACTCTTGCTCTTGTTTTGTTGCTTTGCCTTGCGTCCAGCGAACAGAGTAATCAATAATGCTATGAGAGCGCATCATAGCGTCAAAGTCTTTGAAGATACGAGTAATCGGGCCAAGACCGTTGAGCAGATAGAAAGGCTCTTTAGCCTTATCCAGTATATCAGATCTAAACGGATTATTGTTTACATCATCAACAAGACGCAGATGCGCCGAGTTCATAATATTATCTAAGGCCTCACCAGCTAGTCTGCCCTCTTTGCCACCAAGTCTTAGCTGATTGTTCTTCATTACTGAGAATAAGCCACGGAACGTAGGTCCAAGCCCATGCTCCATCATAATCTTAGCTGGCTCAGTTATTGTAGATATACCAGCAGAACCTAGATAGTTTAGCTGTGCAAGGCTACGAAGAACTCTAGCTGTTGATTGATCCCAGCGATCAGGATCACGCTGCAAACCACCCGTAACTCTTCTATACAAGTGACGCATATCACGCAAAGCGCGGTTAGCTTGCTCTGGTGTGTTGCCAGCATCTAGCATTTCGTTGAACGTATCATCTAATACATCGTCGATAGATGCCCCATCAAACTGTCGAGAAAACTCATAGCGAGTTCCAGTACGCTGAACGTATGCCTTCATTACAGCAATCGGATTAGTTTGAATGAAGTCTAAAACCAGTGCGTTTGGAATATCCACTAGGCGGTGCTTAAAGTGCTTTGATTTACCAGCGCCATAGTAACCAGCCTCAGGATCTAAGATGTCCTTGATGCCAATAATGTTATCTATTGTATCGTCAACACGCGACTTGATAGCAGCTGGATCTGTAGATAACTTTAATTTGCTAAACTTACCGTCTTTCTCAACAACTATTGACGGATTATTCTTGTACCAATCTGTAAGGATGCGCTCAAACTCTTCGCGGTTTGCCTTGATTGCATCCTGATCCCAGTATCTAGGACGAAAGATCTTTTCATTAGCTGGCATAACCTCATCAGTTATATCATCTAAGATAGCACGAGCCTCATCTACCTCATCGCTGTAGCGCCGCACCTGAGCCTCTAGCTTCATACGGTAGTCTATGTTGCGAGCAGTTTCTAAACGCTTCTGTGCGCCCTCTATGCGCCCCTCACGACCTGTTATAAACTTTTCGTAGTGTGCCTTAGATCCAATCAAGCCTTGCTCGCTAAGACGAGTTTCCCAAGTCTTGTAAAAGTTATTAAGCTTATTCATTGCTTGAGCTTCAAAATCATCAGCAGCTTCAACACCACGCATTGCTTTTGAGTCTACGCCCTCAAGCCATGTCTCAAAGTCTTTGCGCTTAAATGTATAGTCCAGAGGATTAACCACACCCTTACCAGTGCTTTGCCCCCAGATTAATAGCATATCATCATATGCTTTTACCCATTCGCCTTCGAGCAGCTTAGAGTTCTGGAAGACTGAGTTACCTACTTTTTGACCTTGTTTGTTTGCTGCAAGCAGTATGCCAGAATCGTTAGCTATTTTGAGTGTACGCAACTTAACTGAGTTCGGGATGCTGTTATCAGTAAGAATACGTTTCATAGGAGTAGTTACTCCTTTGTATAGCCATGAGTCAGTAAACAAACTTGGTGCTATTTCAGCAACAGGCTCACCTTCAACTGGCTCAATTTGCTTTTGCAGATTAGCTATCTCTTCTTCAGCAGACTTTTGCGCGGCAATCCTTCTTTGCATTGGGATTGTAACCAAGCCACTAATGGCACCGCCAAGAACAAACGAAGCACCAATGTTTAATGCTGCCTCTTCTTTTGTAGCTAAAGGATCAAGCGGATAGCGAATAGCTTCCTGACCAGCAACAACAGCAGCCGTAGACGCACCACCTCTAACAGCAGCGCCAGCAAAAGTTGCAGCACGAGCAAACGGAATACCAATATAGTTAATAGGATCAAACAGTTCAGCAGCAAACTGAGGAATAATACCTGACCTAGAAAGATCTTGGCGTGTCTTTAGCCCATCTCTTAGGTTTTGAACCAAAAACTCCATATGCTCTTGGCTTGTAGCTCTAAGCAATGTCGAGCCATACTGCTTCATATCATCAGGAATATTATCTATTGCCCTATATCCATCTTGAGGCAACGAAGGAAAGCGAGCTATTTCCTGCTCTCTGCTTATTAGCGGATCGTATTTGTAGGCCAATGAAGACTTAACTGTATCTATGAAAGAAATATCGGGCAGAGGTGTTACCCTTTGCCCTGTTTCAATCTCTCTTAATGCTGTCAGCCCATTCTTCATTCTTCTAGCGCCCTATTAATATCTTCATATGTCTTGGGAACATAGTCAGGATTAAGTCTGTTTTCTAACTCTTCTTTTACAAGAAACTTTCTTTTCTGTTCTGTCTCTTGCTCTCTTAATGCAGAATCAAGTGCGCTTGCTTTGTTAGCCATATGATCTGCAATGTCACTACGATCAAACGTAGGCCACATAGGTTGACCATCTTGCTCAATAATCAATGGGCGCAGTTCTTCGTTCTCATCTACAAAGTAAGAAAAGTAATTCAAGCCAGCAGTACTCTCATCAGGCACAAGCATTACACGCTTCTCACCTGCATCTAGGTTTGGAATAAGGCTATAACCAGATGGAAGTTGCTCATTTACTCTAGTAACAAATGCATTCCGATCATCTTTTTCAGGAAATACAGCCTCTAAAGAGTAACGTGATCTTTTGATTGAGCCAGCAGGAAAGCGCGGATCAGCAATAAAACGGCTCTCTGCATACTTGCTATCAACAGTTGAACTTAACACAGAGTTAATCTGCGATGCACTTTTTCCAGTAAGCGCCATATACTCAACCAAAGGCGCTAATTCCGCAGCAATAATAGGATCGCCTATTTGATCTAAGGCATATGCAGTTGGTGTTTTCTTATCTAAAACCACATCCATATTAAGTTTAGACTTAGGATCACGTTGCCTTTCAATTAAGTCCATTGCAATCTCATTAACGCCCTGACCAGTAATCAACCTTATCTCATGTATATCAGTTAGAAGTTGAGGATTTTTTATTGAATCCCCAAGCGTACTAACAAAAGTACCAGTCCCAGTAGGAGTATTAGATAGAACAGCAAACAGATCTAAATACTGCTCTGCATTAGCAACCTCTAGGCCAGATCCAATTTGACCTAACTTATCTATTAATCCCTGCGGTGGGGCGCTTCTCATTACAGAAAGCGCAGCAGCCCTTTGTGTCTCAGGAAGCTGATCAAACTGAGCTAAGTCAATGCCAGCGTTATCCAGCATTTCCTGAGCAATGTCTCTGTCAGCTTTATCGTTAGCATTTCCACCGCCACCAAGAATACGGATAGAATTATTGCGAAGCTCAATCGCATCTTTCATCTGCGCTTCTTCAGAAGCTACTGTTGTTTTAAGTCCATTAATTTTACTAACGACAGCATCAACGTCATCTGTGGTTTCTAAGATCCGATTACCAGCAGCAACTACATCAGGCGACATACCTTCACGCTTACCTCGGCTGTCTACATATGCAGCAAGGTTATTAAGGCTGCGAGAGTTGGCGCGAGCAGCAAAGGTTGTAACCTCACCAAAGGCTCTGGACTTACTTAGACGGTTTGATTCAGATATACCTTGATCTGCCGTTAAGCCATTTGGTCCAATACTATCTTCAATCTTAGCATTTATAGAATTAAATTCTTCATCACTAAGCGCACCAGACTCAGCAGCAGCTGCAGCTTCTGTTACAGATTGAGCAATCTCAAAGCGTAATGCTTCTCTATCTCGTTGCTGTCTAATCTGATTAATATTTGCTGATAGAACTTCTCTAGCAAACCCAGTGTCTTCATTGGGATCAAAGAAGTCAGTATTATAAATCTCAGAAATAAATGTGCGCTGCTTTAATGACAGCTTGCTCATGTCTTCTGGATTATTGCTTACTAATGCAATCCGAAACTCTTCTACATTACCCTCAGCAGCCGCTTGAATTAAGTAAGGACGAAGAAGGTTTTGACGAACATCTTTTAAATCACCTTCTCTTTCTGACCTGCTATAGCTTTCATCAGATAAGAAGCGTTGATCTAACTTAGCCTGAGCGCTCGTGTACAGATCATTTGTTAGGTTAATGCCAGCTTGTATCGAGTAAGCTTCATCTGAGGCAAAGGCATCAGACGCATTAAGGCTAGATGTAGTAAACAAAGATTCAAGAGTATCAGGTAAAGTAAGCTCTAGCTCTCTTGCTCTTAGCTTTGCTAGATTTGATGCTTGTTGAATTTGATCCTGCTCAACAGCATTGTAATCACTAGATACAACCGAGCTATGCCTAAGAACCGCTTCTATGTTTGCTGGCTCAACGTAAGCCAAAAGACTTTTAACTTCTTCTTGCAAACCCTTTGGCAATCCTGACATCTGATTACCGCGAGTTCGTATAGCAAGATCAATCGCATTGCGCTCTGATTTGTTTGCAGTGCCAGAAAGCAAATACTCAACAGCGCCTAGCGCAATAGATTGTTTAAGTTGCTGTGAAGCAGTCTGATCAGCACCAACCTTTAACAGCGCAGAAGATACACCGTTCTGAGCATTAGCAAACTCTCTGTCATGTATTGCTTGAGCTTCACTAATGTCCTCGTTCTCACGAGCAATAAAGCCACCAGCGCGAGCAACACTGTAAGCATTGTCTTGACTTGTGCTAATCCCGCTTAAAATAGAATCAGCTGCATTTTGTCTTGCTCTTTTTGCAACATTCTCTTGGATGTTTAGCTTTGTAAGAGCTAAGAATTTAGCGCCTGTTGTTTCTACAAATGTTTTGTACTTACCTTCAGCCCCATTAGCCATTTGACCAATGTAGTTGCTCATTACTTCGTCATATGACTCAGGGTCATACTGATATTTCAGAGCAATCTCTTGAGCCTTAACTCTAAGCTCAGTGCCAATAGAGTCTTCATATCTTTTATCAATAACGCTTTGATAAGCAGCAGATGCTATGCGACCAAATCCTTTAGGAGCTTTGAATGCTTCTGGCTTGCCTGTCTCTGGATTGATTGTTCTTAGCTTCTTTTCCTCAACAGCCTCGGCAATCTCTATGCCCTTCTTTTGAGCATCTTCAGCAGCTTCACGAAAAGCAATCTGTTGAAACGTAGCGGCAACGTTGCTAACTGCACGTCCAATGTCTGCGCTTCCCGCATCTGCTCTAACAACACCGACTGGCTGATTAAAGACTCTGGTTCTTTCTCTAATTACAGCCATTACTAAGTCCTTGTCGTTTGATATTGATAGATGCCTTGGCCAATAGTACCAGCCGCATTAAACAAAGAGGCGGTGTAAGCATTCCTACCACGGCGTCTTTCAGCCATAGCAGCCATCTCTGACTTCATGCTCTCTATGCTTTGCTGTCTTGCAATGCGGCCAAGATCCTGACCCACAAGCTCTTCTTGCTTCTCAAAGAATGCTTGAACACTTCTATCAGCACCAACGTCACGGCCAGCCGCAGAGAATGCAGCTATATTTGCAGATGTTGCTAAGTCATATTCTTCTTTGCGAGCACGAGCTTGTTGCATTGCTTGCACTTCATTCAACTTCTTATCAGTTTTAATGTTAAAGGCGTTTAGCTGAGATGCTTGTTGCTGCGCTCGACCAGCTGCTATCTGACCAACTGCACCTATACCTGCTGCAATTAATTGAATCATCAGACTATTAACTCCGCTACTAGACCGTTTATCTGCAATGATAACGGATCGTTTTGTTCAATGGTTATCTGTGGATCACGACTGTAGCCTAAGAGACGGAACTCTTTTTTCCCAGTGAACCCAGTCTCAGTCACAAGTTTATGCCCGTTGACTGTCAGCGAGCGAGCACTCTTAAGATCGAGTACAACGTTAGTCATACCACGAATAGATCCAGTCGCAGGGCCGTTGCCCATAGAGGCATCAATCGGATTGGTTACTATCTTTGCAGTAAACTTCACACCCACATACGCATGAGTAAACCCAAGACCAGAGTAAGCTGTAAGATCAACGTCATCACCAGCATTTACAGTAAAACTGCCAAGATGGGATAGATTGGTACCATCAGTAACAATTACATCTACCGTGTCACCACTTGAGTACAATGCGCTTACATCAACAAGATTGCTTGAGATAGCACCATAAAGATAAAGATCTAAACCTACATCACCAGTAAACTCACACAGTTGCAGCTTGCCATCTGAGTCATAGACATTTGCAAACAATCTATCCTCAATAGCCACTACAGATCCAAAGTCACCATTTGTAGTTACTCTAGTCCAAGACGCTCGCTTCTCTGCTCTGTTAGATGAAAACAGAACCAAGTCACCATTGCCAGATGTAATAGCTGCATAGGAATCAGGAAGACCAAAGCCGCTGTGAACAACAGCCATATACTTAGGACTGCTAATAAGATGAGAGGCAATCGTAGAAACAGCAGTAGAGGTATAAGCTTCTTCAGTATCAGTAAACAAATACTCTCGAACAATCTTACCGTTGCGCTGCACAAAGATCGTAGCACCATCAACAGGCATAGGCTCAATATGCTCAGAGCCGTATGGTGTTTGCTTTCTAATCTGTACGTTTGTTGGCGTAATGGCTTGATTTAAGTAAGTAGGAACATATAGTTCGCTAGATGCTGTGAAGATTTGCAAGTCACGGTTGGAAACCAAATATCGGATTTCGTTTACATCACCCGTTGCAGCAACCAAAGAGATAGCATCATCATCAGCCGCATCACCTACATCGAAGTTAAAGAAGCTGCCGATCTTGCTAAACCAAATGTTATCTGGCTCTGCGATACTGCCGCCAAACACTAATCTGTTCTGATGAAACTCTACAGCCGCAGGGTATCCCCGCTTAGCTGAGAGAGCTTGCTCATCCCAATCCAAACTAGGAGCGTGTGTGGTTATTGTTACCTGACCACCGCCATCTTCTGCACTAGAAGCTGAACCACCAGCAGTAAAGGTAAATGTATTCTCATCTATAATACCACTAACAGTTCTAGCGCCGTTTAGATTGCCAGTATTAATACCGCCAGTAGCGCTAGCTCCACTAATAGTAATAGCTTCAGAACCTGAGAAACCGTGAGCAATTTGAGTTACCTCCACAGTAGTGCTGCCATCAATCGTTCTAAACGGATTTAAAACAGCCAATCGAATAGATAGTTCATCTACTACATTGCCCGTAGCCTGAGTTGCAGACTGAACGCTGGTAATAACAATCTCATTCTTACCGTAGCGCACAGTTACACCAACATGCAAAGAATCAAGATAATCACTACCAGTCTGAGTGCCAGTTGTATCCCAGTAGTCAGTGCTTGTTGTTAGAGTAATTCCAGTTCCCGTTGTGGCTGATG